GCAGGCCCACTTTGTGGAGAATAAAGCCCTCTACCAGCGGCTCGATGAAGTCCTGGACAGACAGGGGGATAATACCGCCGTTGTTAGCGTCGGCGACCATCATACCGGCAAATTCGCCCTCGCGGATAAGGGTAATTTCGGTCTTGCGGCCAGCTGCCACGTTCTCACGGATCAGCTTTTCTGCGTCGGCCACGGCGTTGGGATGCTCACGCAGGTGGTCAGCGGTGGCCGCCTGCATACGCATAGCAAGCAGCTGGTTTTCGCGGGCCAGGGCTTCAAACTCTTTGGTTTCGGCCTCGGTGCGCTCGCGCTGCTCGGTTTCGCACGCATCAGCAATAGCATTGATGCGCTCGCAGTTCGTCTGGTAGCGTTCTACCAGCTCGCGTACGTTTACAGTGTTTTTCTTCATTGCTGAAAAACTTTTGAGGTTAAACAAAAACTTTAGTATTAGCAGCGTTTCGCATTTCGCGCAGCTGCGCTGTTACTTTCTCTGTATCCACTTTGGGGGGTTCGGGGTCTTCCGGCTTCGTGGCTTCGCGCAGATCGCGCGCAAACTCGCGGGCTTCTACGGAAGTATCCGGGTATGCCGGATCGGCTGCCAGGGTAAAATCGTACACGCCGGTAACGGCCTTTACCGTGTAGGTAATATAGGCGCGTCCGTCGCGGACTTCCACGCTGCGGGTTACAAACGCTTCGTCCCAGTAGTGGGTCGAAAACATAAAGCTGCACCCGGCCAGGTCGCCACGGCGCACCAGTTCCAGGGCCTTGTCGCCGTCGGCGGTGTTAGGTGCGTCAAACTCAAAGCTAACGCCCTGGTCGTCCACGGTATAGGTCAGCGTGCCGCTGCCGTTCTTAGAGCGCGCCAAAATCAGCTGGCGGTCGTGGAACATAGTAAATTTAATGTCGCAGCCGTCCAGCAGTTCTTTGGTAATGGCCGACGGCGCGATAATTTCGCGCGCTTCTTCGTCTTCGTCGCTCCACAGCGGCGCAGACGGCGTGTTAAACAGGATCGCGCGGCCTATGATAGTGCGGCTGGGTGCTTCGCCCTCTGCCGCTTCGCGCACTTGCAGACCGGCGCAGGTAACGACGACTTCGCGCCGCACCAGGTCGTTTTTATTCCTCTTTTCCATCGGTAGGGGTATTTGGAGCCGGGGCCGGGGCCGACAGCTCGTTAATGCTCTTAAGGTTCGCAGACACCAGTACGGTGTCGCCGCCATCTACGGCGGGCTTGTTTTCTTCCTGCCGCCACTCGTTTACAGTGTAGATGCCGGCGGCGATAGTGTCGGCCTGGTACTTTACGCGGCTTTCCAGGTCGCAGGCGTACAGGCCGCGCCGGTCAAACTGTACCTTGCGCTTACCGTACATAGTCGGGCTAAACAGCTTTCTTTGCAGCTCGTTTTCAATCTTGCGCAGCAGCGGGTTTAACGTGTTGCTAAGGAAAGCCACGTTAGCCATTTCGGCGGACTTGTAGTTATTGCTGGTGTCGTCGAAGACGAAAGACGGATGCACGCCAAAGAAGCGGCAAATATCCCTAACGGTAAACTTGCGGCTTTCCAAAAACTGCATATCCGTGCTGGACAAAGAAAGCTGCTTAAACTCTACCTGGCCAGGCAGACTTACGATACGTTCGCCGTGCCTAAACCGGTCGTCGATGCTTTCGGCTGTCTTTTCCAGTTCTTTGTCCTGGTACTCTCCAAAGCCGCGCACGCTGGTGTCGTTAGAGACGATCCCGCGCACGTTGCCACCGTTCTTAAAGCGGTCGTAGGTCTCAGCGTCTCCCACAGCGGCTATGTCCAGCGTAAGCCGGGCAAAGGTCAGCACGGAAATGCCTACCTTGCTGTCGTAGGTGGTAAGGCCCTTAAGGTGTATAATTTCGTCTTCGTCGTAGGTGCCGTAGATGCCGTTTACGGTGTCGCGTACCGTGTACGTGTCGCTTATCGTGTTATGGGCGACCGTACCGCGCCCGCACAGGGCCAGCCGGTCGAAGTCCATAGTTACAGGGCTGTAGATAGGCACGATATAAGCGTTACCGTCCAGCAGGATATTTTGTACCACCTGCACCCAGAAGTCGAAAGCACTAATAGCTACGTCCGGCTGGACGTTCAGCAGGTAAGACAGGCGGCTATCGCGGTCTTCCACGAAGATGCTACCTTTACGGCGCAAATACTGCACGTTGAGGTTAGCGACACTTTCGGCTACGAATTTCACGCAGCGGTACACCGTCGCCACGCATAAGGCCGTCTGGCCGGTATAGGACGGCCACCACGTCCCGCCCTGGCGGGGGGTCAGCGGCTGGTCGCCTTTACCGTCAGCGGTAGCCGCCGCATCCTGTCCAGCAGGCGCGGCGGTCTCCCGCCTAAAGTAGTTCAGTATGTACCCAAAAAATCCCATTTGCGTAGGTGCTTCTACTCTATAGGAAAAATGGGCGCATTTTGGCACCCAACTTTTTGGCGTAAATTGTTGTATTTCGGTGTATTAGGGTAAAATTTGGCAGATAGTGGCGCAAAAAAAATGAAAAATTTTTCGCGGGCCTTTTTATTGCCTGTGCATATACGCGTCTAAGTCCGGCGGCGCGTCGCAGATCATAAGCCGGTTACCGTCCATCTGGACAGGCTGGCCGATGCTCTGCCACAGCTCCCAGAAGTCGCCCACGGTTTCCAGGTTAATAACGGCTTCGCGGTACTCATAGCACGCGGCCCTGTCGTAGTACGGTGCCAGGTACCGGCCATAGGCCGCCATAACGTCCCGGTACTTCCTGCTATAAACCTTAAACTGCATAGGCCAAATCAAGTTCAAACGCCCAGGCGGGCTGCGTTACATAGACACGCCGGCGGCTGTACCGGTTCCACCGCCAGTACGTGTATAAGGTTTCCTGCCCATCTTTGAGCGTGCCGACAAAATGGCACTTATCCCTAAACAGGTGGAAAGTATCGCCGGGCTGGATCGTGGCCAGGGTATAGCGTTTATCTTTCATAGTCGATAAATAGGCGCATATCCATAAGCATAGTAATAACGCCGTCGATTTTCTGCGTAGCCTTGCGCTTTATGGGCTTGCAGTTTTCCAGTTTATCGGTGTCCAGGACAGCGTTACCAAAGCAGTAGGCGTTTATCGGGTTATCGTTAATAAAGACGTGGCCGGTTTTCGCGCCGTGTTCAAAACTTTCTACCGGGGCCGTAAAGTTTCCGTACGTCTGGCGCACGCCCTTAATCACGTTACCGGCACCGCTGGCCGCCAGCATATTTATTACTTCCTGCGACTTCCAGGGGTCGTAACCGATATTAAGGATGCGCACCACTTCGTTAAGGTACAGTATGTAGTCCACGATAGCCCGGTAGTCGATAACGTCGCCGTGGGTCAGCCGCAAGTAGCCTTTATCGGCCCAGGTGCGGTACAGCTTTTCGTTAGGGTGGCCAGGTAGCGCACCGTCCGGGAAAAAGTAGGCGGTATGGAAGTAAAACGACTTTTTGCCCGCGTCGTATAGGCCCATAGTTACCGCGCTAAAGTCGTCGCTTTCCGAAAGGTCGATAGCTACCATAGCGTCCGGTCGGCCCTTTATAGCGTCCAGCGGCATAGGCCGGGAAATGGAGCGCGCCAGGGTGCTGCTTATCCAGCTGCGCTGCTCATTTTCGGCGTACACGTTCAGCAGCTTAGTACGGAAAGCCAGCATAGCTTCCGATCCGTTACGCAGGGCTTTGGCATACTCACTTCTGTAGAAGTCCATAGACACCGTTACGCCTAAGTGCGGGTGTACCTTGCGCCAGGTGTCTTCGCTGTCTTCCGGGTCGTCCAGGTCTGGTTCAAAAATATGGGCAAACACGCTGTCGTCTTCATATTCGCCCAGCAGCAGGGCTTTGTAGCCTTGCAGCATTTCGTAAAACGGCCCATCGAAAACGTCCGAAGCCGTCGTTATTATAGTCGTCAGCGGGTTTTCCCGCACACCCATAGACGTGGTAAGGACGTTTAGCAGGTCGCTGTTTGTAGCCTGGCTAAATTCGTCCATAATTACCGTGCTGGCGTTCAGTCCGTCTTTGGTGCGGGCGTTTGCGGTAAGACACTGGCAGAAAGCCTGCCGGTCGCTGCGCTTAGATTTTATGCTTTCTTCGTTTATCCGGTACCGCCTTTCCAGCGGGTCTAACTTCCGCACGCAGTTACGTATCACGTCGAAGCACTTTTTAGCCTGGTCGTTACTGTTGGCACCGGTGTAGCACTCTGCGTTAGCGTCGCCGTACAGCAGGTCGTTTACCGCCAGGGACGCGCTGCTGGTAGTCTTGGAAAACTTACGCGGGACGTACAGCAGCACTTCGCGTATAACCCGCCGGCCATCCTGCCAGAAAGCGAAGATATGGGCAAACTGGAAAGCCTGCACCGGCGTAAGGCGGTACGTCTGTAACCCGGCCTTGCCAGGAAAATACAGGCTTTCGTACAGGGTAAAAAACTTTACGACTTCGGAGACGTTTATACCGTACTTCCGGCAGAAGTAAAAGAAGCGCAGCGCGGCCAGCTGTTCGTACAGGTTATGGCCGTCCGGGTTAGTGGCCACTTCGCGCAGGTACATTTCTATACGCACGTCCACTTCGCCCAGGCGGTAATCTTCTATACGCACCGCAGCCAGTGCAGCGGTAACGTCGGCTTTGGCCTGCCGCAGTCTGTCTTTTTCTTCCTCTGTCATTTAGTCAGCATCCGGCTTAATTACTACCGGCTTTTTCTTGCCGGACTTCACTACCTTTTTGGTAAGCTCCACCAGCGGGTCGGTGTCGTCGGTGCCGGCCAGCTGTTCGGTCGTCAGTCCTAAAATTTTCATCTGGCGGGTAACGGTGTCCTGCTGTTCTTTCAGCACCTTAAAGGCCGGGTGCGGTGCCAGCTTCCAGCCGTACCGGGTTTCTTCCTCTACGGTAACTTTGTCCAGCGTGTCGATCTGGGCGTTAGCCATATCCAGGGCGCGCAGCGCGGAAGCCAGGGACTGTACCTGCATATCCACGCCTTTGCTGTAGGTGCCGGCGGCCTTAAGGGCCTTAACTATCTGCTTCCGGTAATCCTCTACCGTTTTTACGTTTTCTGCCATATTTCAAACACTTTTTGCAATTTTTCGCACGTTTTCTGCGGTTTTAGCACGTTTTCCGGAAATTTTCGCACGCTTTGGGGAAATTTGGGCCAAAGTTCCGGAAACCCAAAAATTAAAAAATCGTCGTTCGAGAC